GAGGGCAAATATACCCATGAGCAATTGAGGAGCAGCTTTGACTTGACAAAGGAACAACTTAAAAGCATTACAGCATGTTAAAGATAAGATGTTCACAAATAGGAAAGATAATGCCTAACAGCCGAACAAAAGGCGAACTGAGTAAAACATGCAAGAGCTATCTTGAGGCATTGGCAATAGAGAATATGTATGGATATTCTAAGGATATATGGAGCAAAGCCATTGATAAGGGAATAGCTGTAGAGGATCAAAGCATTCAACTTGCTCAAGATGTCTTGGATATGGGAGAAATGACCAAGAATGAGGAATTTTTTGAGAATGAATTTTTGACAGGGACTCCTGATGTATTGAATGAGGACTTTGTTCTGGATGTCAAGAGCAGTTATGATGCTACAACATACCATTGGTTTGCAAAAGAGATACCAAACAAGGAGTATATGTATCAATTAATGGGGTATATGGCTTTGACAGGGAGAAAAATTTCTTATCTTGCGTATTGTTTAGTGGATACTCCTGAGGATATTGTGGAGGATGAGGTCAGAAGAGTTCACTACAAGCTCAAAGAGATTGATGAGAATCCAATTGTCAGGGCAACTGTTGAAAGGCAACATAGCTTTGAGAGAGTTCCAGCAGAGTATAGAGTCAAAACGTTTAAGATTGAATATGACCAAGAGGTAGTTGATAAGATATATCAGAGAGTGGAGGAGTGCAGAGAGTATTATGATGAGTTATTGCATAAAGAATTTAAAAACAAATAGAAATGGAACAAAAAGAAAACACAGGAGTCTTATTTAAAAATGACTTTAAGAAAACTGAAAAGCAACCTGATTACAAAGGATCTTGTTTTATTAAAGGAGAAAAGATGGAGATATCTGCATGGTTGAATGAATCAAAAGATGGTAAAAAATATATGGGCTTACAATTTTCAGAGCCTTATCAAGCAGAGGTTGAAGCTGGATATGGTCACAAGCCAAAGAACAATGAGGATCTTCCGTTCTAATACGGATTGTTAAATGTTAGTAAGGAGCCGAGCAGAAATGTTCGGCTTTTTTTTGTATATTTGTTTTCAAATGCAATCATGGTCATGACATGAGTGTAACCAAAATGGACAACCCATAAATGTTGCACACGCATTTTTTCTGGATTTCGTACTAAAGCCGTTTTTGTTCTTGTCGTAGCTAAACGGCTTTTTTCATGATTAAAAAATAATCCGTACATTTGATTAGATTCTAACCAATGGAGTGGATTAAGAAAATTCAAGAGAATGAAGAGGAGTGGATACAAATCATTCAAAAGATGGGGGAATCATTCTATGCCAAAGATATTGTTCAGGAGTTTTACATCAAGCTTATGAAATACTCATCTGAGGACAAGGTGTTTAAAGATGGAAAGCCAAACATTCAATATTTGTATTTAGTATTGAGAAATATTTTCTTGAATTACCATCAGCAAAAAACAAAGTTTAATAAACTGAATCTTGATGAGGTTGAGATTGCTGTCAATTATGACTATTATGACGCAAAAGAAACCCAAGAAATGCAACTGCAAATAGAAGAGGAGATGAGTACATGGTCTTATTTTGACAGAGAGCTATTCAAACTTTATACAGGCATCTCAGACAAATGGAGGCATGATGCAATCAGCATGAGGGCAATTTCTCAAGGATCCAATATAAGTACACAGACAATTTTCTATACTTTGAAAAGGTGCAAGGATAAAATCAGAGAGGAGCTTGGAGATGATTATTCAGATTTTGTCAATAGAAAAAACAATAAGCACAAAACCAAGTTATGAGCAAAGACATGGAGTATAAAGTTGTTAAAATTGGCAATGGCAAAAGCACTAAAAGAAGAGTTTGGATACCTATCAATTCAATTTTAGGACATAAAAACGAGCCATATTATAAAACAGAAAAGGAAATGCTTGAGGATAAGATATACAACTTTGCATCTTTAAGCCAAACAGAGAAAGGAATATACACTAAACTAAAAAACAATGAGTATAGACAATCAAATATTTGAACACTACAGGCAACAACAAAGAAGGATCCAGGAAGCCAAAACATTATTGGAGGAGCATGGATACAAAGTGGAGGAATCAAAAGACAAGGATATTCAGCAAGAGATAAAGAGATTGCAGAGTAAATTGACAGGGCAGTTTGCAAAGGACATTGAAACAGCCAAAGAAATAGCAAGATTAAACAGGATTATTGAATCAGATAAAAACTAAAATTACAAAAATGGCAGCTAAAAAAACAGCAAAAAAAACAGCTACAAAACTAAAACCTAAAAAAAATCAATCTAAGGGAGTGGGCGATATTGTTGAGGAAGTGCTTGAAAAAACAGGTGTGGCTAAGGTCGCTAAATTTATATTGGGGGAAGACTGTGGATGTGATAAACGCAAGGAGAAACTCAACAACATTTTTAGAAATGACAAGAAGCCTGATTGCCTACAGGAAGACGAGTACAAATTCCTTGATACCTACTTTAAAAAGAACACTACAAATTTAAAGCCAAGTGAACAAGAAAGAATGAGAGAGATATATGGCAGAATATTCAGAAGGAGGAAACCATCAACAAGCTGTTCAAGCTGCTTAAAGACGGTTTATTCAAGTTTGAAGAGAGTATATGAAACATATGAGGCAGAATGAAGATAGAGAAGGTCAAGATATCTGAGGTAAAAAATAACCCAAATAACCCAAGGGTAATCAAGAATGATGATTACAGGAAGCTTGTAAGATCCATAAAGGAAGCTCCCTGGATGCTACAGCTTAGAAGTATAGTTGTAAATGATGACAATATAGTGCTTGGAGGCAACCAAAGATTAAGGGCATGTAGAGAGGCTGGATTGAAAGAGGTTTATATAATCAAAGCAAGTTCATTATCAGAGAAACAACAACGAGAATTTATAATCAAGGACAATCTAAGTTCAGGGGAATGGGATTGGGATGCTTTAGCAAATGAATTTGATGCAGAGGACTTGAATAGATATGGTTTAAATGTGCCAATGGAGAGTGAAACTGAAAAGCTATCTCAATTAGAATTTGAGGATGTCTACTATCAGCCTAAAAAACTTCCAAACATAAAGCTATCTGACTGCATCAATACCCAATTATTTGATAGCAAGGTTGCTTTTATCAATGAGAGCAATCTAAAAATGGAGATGAAGGAGATGATGAAAATGTTTGCATATAGATTTCTCAAGATAGATTTTGAGAGCGTGGCTAACTATTATTATTTTAACGCATCAGAGGAAGAGAAAAAAGTGATTGAAAGGCTAAGGCTTGTTTTATGTGATGGCGGCTTAGAGGGCTTTATTGAGGATGATATACTGCAAATTCATGGTTTACTACAAGGATGGAATAATGATTGATATATTTATACCATCATATCATAGGGCAAAGAATCTAAAAACTGTACGTTATTTTGTTGGCATTGGATGGGATCCTAAAAAGATTCATGTATTTATTGACTCTGAAGCTGATGATATTTTGGAGTATCATGATGAAGCTGAAAGGGTAAAGTTCCATCTCCATGTTTTTGATATGCAAGAGGCAAGAGAGAAATATGACTATGTTCATAGACCAAGCACATCCAGGAGGAGTGCCGGACAAGCAAGAAATATGTTCTATGACAAAGCAAAAGAATTAGGCATATCATTCTATATGGTGCAAGATGATGATACAAGCAACTATGAGATAAAAAGGTTTGGCCGATATCAAAGGAAAGCATTATACTCTGAAATCTACAATACATTTGAGGCAATAAAAATCTTTATGAAAAAAAGGAGGATTGGACTTTTTGGTATATCTCAAACAGGGGATTTTATAGGAGGGGAGAACAAAAAGCTCTTGAGAAACAAAGTAATGAATACAACCTTTGTGCTACCTAAGTACATCTATAGAGGAGAGAGAGGATATGGAGATGATGATACAAGTCAATTTGTTTGCATAATGAATCAAGGACTTTTTACAGGCAGTCTAGGGGAGGGATTAGTATTACAACAAACTCAAAGTGCAAAGCAACCAGGAGGATTGACCGAGCTGTACAATGAATGTAAACTGCTCAACAAGGCAATGATATGCCCTATACAATTTCCAAGCTCTATACATGCAGAGAAACAAAAAAAGAATGGTGCAAGATTACACCATCACATCAAGAGCAGATACTTATATCCAAGATTGCTCAAGACAAAAGGAGTGGATAATATAGCTTGGGATACCTATCAAGAAGATTATCCTTTTACAAACCAACCTAAAAGAAAATAGAATGGCAAATGAAGAGAATTTAAAGATGTTCAAAAAAGGTCAAAGTGGAAACCCAAAGGGCAGACCTGTGGGCAGCAAGAATAGAAGCACCATTGCAAAAAAATGGCTATCAGTTGAACAGGATCTCAAGAATCCTTTGACAAGTGAAACTGAAAGCATGAGCCAAGAGGACTTGATGACATTGGCATTAATCAAGAAAGCAAGAGAGGGAGATACACAAGCATATCAAAAGCTTATGGATTCAGCCTATGGGCAACCAATCCAACAAATAGAGCAGACAAATATAGAGCAACCATTATTTCCTGATGTTAAAGAGGACGACAGCGATAAATAAAATCCTTGCTCTAAAGAAGAGAATCAAGATTATTCAAGGGGGTACTTCGGCAGGCAAGACGTTTGGGATTCTGCCCATCCTTATCCATAAGGCAGCGAGTCAGAGTGGATTAGAAATAAGCATAGTAGCTGAGAGCGTTCCCCATTTAAGACGTGGCTGCCTCAGAGATTTCCTGAAAATCATGAGATGGATAAACAGGTATCATGATGAGAGGTACAACAAGAGTCATCTGAAGTACACTTTTGCCAATGGATCTTTTATAGAATTTTTTAGTGCTGATGATTCAAGCAAACTCCGCGGAGCAAGACGTGATATTCTATACATCAATGAGTGCAACAATGTGACCTTTGAGGCTTACAATGAGCTTTCAATAAGAACAAAGAGGGAAATATTCCTGGATTTCAATCCGGCTAATGAGTTTTGGGTACATAGAGAGCTAAAGGATGATGATGATGCTGATTTCATAATTTTGACTTACAAGGACAATCAAGGACTTGATGAGGGGATTGTAAAGCAAATAGAAAAGAATCGGTTAAAAGCGAAGACAAGCGCATATTGGGCGAATTGGTGGACTGTTTATGGAGAGGGAAAGATCGGTCAACTTCAAGGAGCAGTATTTACCAACTATAAAATCATTGATTCTATCCCTAATGAAGCACGATTGATAGGGATTGGACTTGACTTTGGATATTCTAACGACCCAACTGCAATCATAGGAGTATACAAATACAATGAATTTAGGATCCTGGATGAGATAAAGTATCAAACAGGGATGCTCAATAGTGACATCTCAAAGATATTGCCTGAAGATGTGCCAATATACGCTGATAGTGCAGAGCCAAAATCCATTGCAGATATACAACGCTATGGTAAAATTATCAAAGGAGTGACCAAAGGAAAGGATTCAATCAATTATGGGATTGATGTAATGCAGAGGCAGAGCTATATGGTGACATCTAAAAGCACCAATCTGATTAAAGAGTTAAGGAGCTACTGTTGGGATAAAGACAAAACAGGAAAGCAACTGAATAAGCCTGTGGATAATTACAATCATGCGCTGGACGCTGTCCGGTATCATGAGATGGAAACACTAGGACTCAATAAGAACTTTGGAGAATATTCAATACTATAGTGATTTAACAAAACAAAAAAACAAAGGTTATATAGATATGAAGATGGATTTATTACTACCCACATCATTAAGCGAAATACCATTATCAAGGTATCAAAACTTCATTAAGACAAAAGAAGCGTCAAATGATGATGAATTTATTGCGCAAAAGATGATACAGATATTCTGTGGGATAGACTTAAAAGATGTAGGCAAGATTAAGATGAAGCATCTGAATGAATTGATTGCTCACTTTACAAAGGTCTTTAGTGAGAAGCCCAAGCTGATAAGGCAATTTAAAATCAAGGATATTGAGTTTGGCTTTATACCAAAACTCGATGAGATTACGTTTGGGGAGTATGTGGATCTTGAACATCACCTGCAAAATTGGAGTACATATCACAAAGCTATGGCTGTAATGTATAGGCCTATTGCAGAAAGACAGAAAGACAAATACACAATTGTAGACTATGAGCCAAATGAGGACATGCAAGAGCTGATGAAGTTTGCTCCTTTGGATGTAGCCATTAGTAGCTCGGTTTTTTTTTGGACTATCGCACAAGAATTACAACAACGTACAATCAACTTTTTACAGAAAGAACTGAAGATGATGATGGACTCCAACAATATAGCGAAAGAGAAAATTTTGGAAGGCAATGGGGATGGTATAATAGCTTCTATGCAATCGCTAAAGGAGATTTGTGCAAGTTCGATGAGATTAGCAAATACCGACTTACTAAATGTCTTACCTATCTCACATTCGAAAAGCAAAAAAACCAAATCGAAGCAAACGAACTTAAACAACAAATGAGAAGATGAATTATTTTGATATTATAGACAAGCTTAAAAGCCATTTTGAAAGTGATCCAATGATTAACACCGTTAGTCAGGGAGACATTTTTGACATCGATTTAAATAAAATGACGATATTTCCGCTAATACACATCATTGTCAATACAGCAACATTTGAGGAGAATGTCATTAGATACAATATTTCTATTCTTGCAATGGATATTACTGATACATCCAAGAAGGAAAGCCCAAATAAATTTGATGGGAATGACAATGAGCTTTGGGTGTTAAATAGTATGTTGACTGTTCAGAATAGATGCTATGAGCTTTTGAGAAGAGGTACATTGTATACTGAAAAATTCCAGGTTGATGGATCCCCAAGCTGTGAGCCATTTACTGAAAGATTTGAGAATAAACTTGCAGGGTTTACAATGACATTTGATGTATTAATCCCTAATGATATGACAATCTGCTAATGGCTGAATTTGAAAACATACAGGAATTATTAAATGACTTTAGAGATAATGTGATACGTGAAGCTAAAAAGAATTTAGGTCAGCGTAGTGATACAGGCAAACTCAAAAGCAGTTTAAAGTCCTATGTAAAGGAATCTAAAAGGAGCATCCAAATAAGCTTTGAAATGGAGGATTATGGCTTTTATCAAGATAGAGGAGTTAAAGGAATTAAAAGTGGAAAGAGTTTAGACAATTATAGATTTGGCACAGGAACAGGCAAAAAGGGAGGTTTGACCAAAGGCATTAATCAATGGGTAAAAAGAAAAGGGTTTCAATTTAGAGACAAGAAAGGAAAGTTTTTAAGCTATGAACAAACAGCCAAAACTATCATCAGAAGCATTTGGATGAAAGGTATAAAACCAAGCCTTTTTTTTACAAAGCCATTTGAGAAGTTTTACAATAGATTGCCTGATGAGCTGATGGAAATGTTTGGCTTTGAAATGGAGCAGCTATTCAACCAAATAACAAAAGAGAATTTTAAAAGATTAGATAAATGAATTTAGCAAGGTCACCATATATTGTTGAGATATCAGTTGCAACTCAAACAGCGACAAAGATAAAATTGTATTTATGGAATACAGGAAGCCAACCTGCGAGTCCTCAATATACATTAGATAAACTGATACCGGCATCTAATAACGTAAAAACGTATTACAATATATCTCCTTATGTTAGAGAATATTTCACAATGGGAGGATATGATTATGATACTGCAAATTTCTTTGATACAGCAACAAGTACAAACTACATTGTCAACTATCACATAGAGAAATTCAAAACCATTGGAGGAGTTGAATCATCAGCAGGAACTGAAACAGGGCAATTTGTAAATGGATACTCTGAATATATGGAAGGACAAAACACGGTCAAGCAAGACGTTCTTTTAGATGAGGGCACATACTTATATCACTATGATAGTTCGTTCAGCACAACGCAAAGAAACGCACTTGCAGGAAGCTTTGATGCAGACCTTGCTGTTGGAGAGAAAATCAGATACACAAATTTAAGAACAGGATCAACCCAAGAATATACAATCAGCTCAGCAGGTGTTAAAGTGTTTGGGAGAGTTTATACAGGCAATCTTGCAGATGGGAATAAAGTGGAAATGATTAATACAAGCGCTGCTGTAGTTTGGACTGCTACATTCAAGCCTGTATGTGAGCCAAAGTATAGCCCTATTGTAGTGGACTTTGTCAACAAGTTTGGCAGTTGGTCAAGGATCTTCTTTATGAAAGTAAACAAACGCACTACAGAAATTAAAAGCAATGAGTTCAAATTTAATCCTCAGACATTGCCATACAGCCCAACAAGTGATGGAGGGCAGATGAAGCAATTTAATAAAACAGGGAATGAATCTATGACAGTCAATACAGGATTTGTAAATGATGGATATGCAGAATATATTCAGCAGTTGATGTTGAGTGAGCATGTCACATTATTAGATTTTGATACCAATACAAATGCTCTTCCTGTCAAGGTGAAAACAAAATCACTTAAAAAGCAAACAGGATTAAATGATGGTACAATGAATTATGCTCTTGACTTTGATTTTGCCTTTGACTTGATAAACAACGTAACATAATGAGAGGGGTATCTGTTTACATAGAAGGCGTAAAATTAGATTTGTTTAAGGATGAGCAAATTAATGTCACATCAATACAACAGAATGTCCAGGATATTGCTGCTGTTTTTGCTGATTTTAGTCAATCGTTTACCATTCCTGCAACTCCAAACAACAACCAAGTCTTTGAGCATTTCTATCAGAATGATATAACACCAACCATAGACCAAAACCAAAGAAGAGAGGCTGTCATTGAAATTGATTTAACTACATTCAGAAGGGGAAAGATTAGCCTTGAAAAAACAGAAGTTCAAAACAATGAGCCGTATTCATATCAAATCACATTCTATGGGGATGTTGCAAGTCTAAAAGATACTTTTGGAGATAACAAGCTTGTAGATATAACAACCATAAACACAACGGACTTTAACTATTCAAGCTCTACAGTAAGCCAAAGAATAACAGATGATGCCACAGAGTATCCAATTCGCTTTCCTTTAATAGTTGGCAGAAATGTAACTTATGGAGATGGAGCAAGTACAGATATTAGTCACACAGGAAGCGATTCAATATCATATCTTGAGTTATTTCCAGCAATAGCAGTTTATCAAATATTTAATGCTTTACAAACGCATTACAACATCACTTTTAATGGAGGCTTTCTATCAAATGAAAGATTCAGGAGAGCATTTTTATATTGCCAAAATGCAGAAACATTTGCATTTACGACAGCGTCTCAAATAGCTCAACAACAAAATTTAGTAACAGGTGCAACCAATACAAATCCTGTAGCAGAAGCAAGTCACTTTTTTGACCAGGCAAACCACACTTTGACAATAAGCAATACAGCGCCAAGTGTTATGTTTCCAAGTTTATCGCCTGCAGGAGGCTTTATAGTTTTAGCATTGCATAGAGTGATTTTTGCTGTTAACAATGTAAGTGACTCAAGCATAGGTTATTACATTGACGTTTATCTTAATGGAGAGTTATCACAAAGCTTTTTTAGAACAGGGAATAGTAGTATCATTATTGGCTTTTTATCAAATGATGCAATTCAAACAAATGTCTATGAGTTTTATATTAGAGCAACAGGGAGTCTTTCTTTTAATCATGAGATTACATACAGCCAAACAGGAACATATGTAGAGAGTAGCGGCAACCAATCACTGTCTAATACATATACAAGCAGCAGCACATTTTCAACTACAGCAACTTTTAGCGTATTGAATTATTTGCCTGATATCAAGGTGGTTGATTTTTTCAAGGGGATTCTGCAAATGTTTAATTTGACTTGCTATGGAACAGCCAAAGATGTTTATCAAATAGAGCCATTGGATGATTGGTATCAAAAAGGGGCTATTGTAGACATCACAGAATTTACAGATATTAAAAGCATCAAACTTGATAGAGTAAAGCTATATAAAAACATCAGCTTTAATTATCAAGAAAGCGAATGTGCAACCAATGAAGCCTTTAGAGATATTACAGGAGGTCGTGAATATGGAAACACAAGCCAAAAATTTGATTATGATGGAGGGGAATATAAAATTGATTTGCCTTTTGAGAATATGATGATGCATAAGTTTACAGGAACTGATTTGCAAGTTGGTAAAAGATTGAATACAGATATTGAAACATATATACCAAAGCCAATGATAATGTATGCTTATGATACTACAAGCGCACAATGGCGATTTAATGAAGTAAGCAGTGTAACCAATATGAATACTTATATCCCATTTGGGCAGGACTTACAACTTGGTACAACTGACTTCACACTAAACTTCAATGCAGATAACAGCACGTTTTTATTAGAGCCTGTACCCAATACTTTGTTTGCAGTTTATTATTCTCAATACTTGTCAAATCTTTACAATCTAAAGAATAGAAAGACAATGGTCAAGACCAATCTGCCAATCAGCTTATTGACAGGATTGCAGCTCAATGATCGGGTAATTATACGTGACAAGAGATACATGATTGAAAGCATGAAGTCCAACCTCAATACAGGAGATGTAGACTTGGTTTTGATTAATGACTTTAGAGAAATGATTGCTGATGGTGGCATCATTCCAGAGGTAATACGGCCGGATAACAATGCACAATGTCTCAACATAGATATACTATTCCCAAACAATGCAGTAAGTGCTACAGTCACAACAACGACAGCAGGGGTTACCATAACTCCAAGTACATTGACAAGCGAGGGGGTAACGGAAGTATGTTTGCCTGTGAATACAGCCACTGATTTAATTGTAACTGAAGACGGAACAGATAATATAACAGATGAGAATGCAGGATCCATTGCAACTAAGCAATTAAGAACTGAGGGAGCAAGTGATACAATCATTGTGTTATTAGTTACTTACACATTTAGCAATGGCACAACTGCAGCAAATCAAATATTCATACAACAAGAAGGATGATGCTAAAACATATAATAGACTTATTACAAATTGACGACTTCTATGAAGCAAGTCATGATGTCCAAATAGCAAAAGGACTATACAATATTGAGAAAGGGATAAAAGGAATATACAAGCAGAAGAAAAGAATGCAGATATTAAAGACTAAAAATAAAGATCATATCCAATGGCTCAAAAAAGAACTATAGACATAGACATAAACACAAATGCTGACCAAGCTGCAAAGCAATTTGATACATTAGCAACAGGAGTCAAGAAGGCTGCTGATAGTGCTGAAAACCTGGATGCAAAATTTGAGGATGTATTTCAAGGGGTACAGCCATTAACAACAAGACTCGGCGAGGCAGAAGATAGGCTTTATGAGTTAGCACTTGCAGGAGACACAACATCCAAAGAATATCAAGAGCTTTTAAATAAAGTTAGTGAATATCGCAAGGTGCAGATTTCAACTGATTTAGCAGTGGATCAAGCAGCCCAAACATTCACGCAAAAATTAGGAACAGCATTAGGAGGCGCAACAAGTGGCTTTGCAGCAGTGCAAGGAACTATGGCTTTGGTTGGAAGTGAGTCTGAATCACTTGAGAAAACACTTGTAAAAGTCCAAGCAGCTTTGGCTATTCAACAGGGAGTGGCAGGTGTTTTAGAATATAGTAGAAGCATTGGATTAGCTACAAAAGCAACTAAGGTTTGGGGAATGGTAACAGGAACAACCACAGGTCTCATGAAAGCGTTGAGGGTTGCTTTAGCAAGTACTGGTATTGGCTTGCTTGTTGTTGGTATTGGTGCGTTAATAGCAAACTTTGAAAAGGTCACTAAATTTTTTAGTCCTGTCATAGATGGCTTAAAATCTATTGGGGATGCTATTGGATTAACCAACTTTGCCTCTGAAGAAAGAAAGGAAAAGCTTAAAGCACAAATGGAGTTGGAGATGCAAATGGCAGAAGAGGAGTTAAAAGCTCACAATGCTCGAATGGATCAAATGAGAAGTGAACAAGCAGAGCAAGACAAACTACTGAGCAAAGAAATAGAGTTGGCAAAAGCAAGGGGCGAAGATGCTACAAAGTTACAAGAAGAGCAACTAAAAAAAAGACTCGAAAATTTAAAAGAAAATTTTGCAAAAGAAGAAAAAGCGTACCAAGACGAATTTGGAGATTCAGTAAAGCGTTCTAAAGAAACAATTGCTGAGCAAACTGCTGCACTTCAATTCTTAGTAGATAGCGGAAAACGAGGGTTTCAGGACTTGAGCAGGGAAGAAAAAGAAGCATTCAAGCAGGTTGGAGGCGATTATATTGATAGCGTTGAAAGCTTAAAAAGCAACATACAATCAGAAACTGAATTTCTTGAGGGATATCTAACTGAATCAAGAACAAAATTTGGTAAAACTACAGAAGCACAAATAAAAGAAGCAGAAGCCAATATAAAAATATTTAATGCAAATACTACAGCCTCAGAGAAAGCCGAGCAAAAAAAGAAATTAGACAATTACAAACAATACCTAAGAGATAGGCTAAACGCTGAAAGACGGATTGAAGATTTAAAACTCAAACTAATGGGGGATGGTCTTGAAAAGGAACTTGAGTTGAATCGTATTAACTTTGAAAGGCAAATCCAAGACATCACTGCAAAGGGCAAACAAAAGCAAGAAATAATTGATTTGCTTAATGACCTTCAATTGAAAAAAGAAAAGGAAATACAAGAGAAATTTAGGCAACAAAGATTAGACGATTTTACATCTTCAATAGAGCCTTTAAAATTAGCTGAAGATGCCAAAACAGAAATTGTAATTCAAGGACTTGACAAAAGAACAGAAGCGGAAAAAAAATATCAAAAAGATATACAAGATATGCAAATTAGAAACAAAGAATTTGCAATACAAGCTACGTTAGACACTTTAAATTTAATTAGTGACATTACAGAATTGTTTGGTAAAAAAGGTGAGAAACAAGCTAAACGTGCTTTTCAAGTTCAAAAGGCAGCGCAAATAGCTGGTGCAACAATAGAAACATTTAGGAGTGCTCAAAGTGCCTACTTGTCACAGTTTGTACCTGCTCCAGACCCTTCATCACCTGTTCGTGGTAGTATTGCTGCTGGTATTGCAGTTGCAGCTGGACTTACTAATGTAGCCAAAATAGCTTCACAAAAGTTTGAAGGAGGTGGCGCAAGTGGTGGGAGTTCGTTTAGTGGTGGTGATGTAAGTGGAGCAGCAGCTCAAGCACCAAGCTTTAATGTGGTTGGGGATTCAGCGATAAATCAAATCGCTTCGATACAGCAGCAGCCCGTTCAGGCTTTCGTGGTGAGTGGAGAGGTAACAACAAGCCAAGCACTTGATAGAAATAGAGTTGAAAATGCAACATTGTAAAAAAATAAAGGTTATATAAATATGAGAATAGTCGAATTAATCATAGATGAGAAAGACGAGAACAGCGGAATTGAAGCGGTGAGTCTTGTAGAAACACCTGCAATTGAAGAGAACTTCATTGCATTAAACAAGCAAGAAGTGTTACTTGCAGAAGTAGATAAAGAAAAGAGAATCCTAATGGGAGCTGCTCTTGTTCCTAATAAACAAATCTATCGTAAAAATGATAAGACCGGGGATGAGTATTACATCTATTTCAGCAAGGAAACCGTTAGGAAAGCATCAGAGCTTTTTTTCAAGAGGTCAAATCACAAAAATGCTACCTATGAACATAAGCAACCAATTAAGGGGACGACAATTGTTGAGTCATGGATTGTGGAAGGGGAGCAAGATAAGTCAAGGCATTATGGTTTAAACGTTCCTGTTGGATCCTGGATGGTCAGTATGAAGATTGATGATGACAATTTATATAAAAAAGCGAAGAGTGGAAAGGTAAAAGGATTTTCAATCGAAGGATATTTTGCCGATAAATATGACATGGCTAAAGAAGAGAGTTTTGAGGACTTCCAAAAGAAGATGCTTGTGGATGAATTACAAGAGCTTTTAAGCAAGGAACAATTGGAGAGTTATAGTGACTATCCTGAAAGTGTTAGAAACAATGCCAAAAGAGGAATAGCATTAAATGAGGCTGTAGGGAATAAATGCGCAACTCAGGTGGGAAAAATTCGTGCACGGTCTTTGTCAAAAGGTGAGCCTTTGTCAGTAAGCACAATTAAGAGAATGTTTAGCTTTCTAAGCAGAGCAGAAACTTACTATGATGCAGGAGATAAAGAGAGCTGTGGATATATATCTTATTTGCTATGGGGAGGTAAGTCTGCTAAGACATGGGCAGAGTCAAAACTCAAGCAGATAGAAAGAGAGGATCTTGCAAGTATGGTTATTGATGAGGATTTTGCAATCATTGATGATAGACTTGCTTATGCCTCAAAAGCAATGGCAGAGAAAGCTGCCAAAGATGTTGGAGTTGAGGGAATCCATGAACATGAATATGAAGGAAAGACTTGGTACATGGT